GGTGCGAGAGTTGTACGTCTCGTAATGCCAAACTCTGTTGATCTATGTAATGTAGCAGGAATGGTAAAGTGTACTGTTTCGCCCTTCTTCAATTGCTTTACAACAGTACCGTCTTCTGAATACAAAGGTGCAGGCTTCTCCATAGGAAAGCCCTCTTTGAATTTGTAATCGGTCAGAACCTCTGGCGCATAGGTCGTTCTTTCACCAGCACCAGTAAAATCTCTGTTCTTACCTACATCTGACGGAAAGTTTTTAGGACTGAATGTCGCCACTTCTGCTAGGTATCCTCTAAAAGTCTTCATATCTCTTCTATTCATTTCTGTTGACTAGACAGTGTTATTTATAATAAAGGGAGACAGCGTTGCCACTATCTCCCCACCCCTCTACTATCAGTTCCTTCTGATCTTAGGCTGCCTTGAGATACGACTCAAGTTGCTTATAAGGGATAACACTGTTGTCTTCCATGACAAACTGAGATGTGTAGTTATCCCTATCATTCTCAGGAAGAACAGTCCAAGTCTCAATCTTAGTTTTGATCTCAGACCTCATATAACCAAACTCACCATTCTCAGTTGTTTTGGTCGCAACGAACCCATCATCTTGAGCAGTGAGATAGATTGGCGCTTCCCACTCCTGAATATGGTCCTCAAGTTTGAAGTCACACTCATCAATAACTTCCATGCCAAGGATATACTCCTGAGCCATATCGTTAGAGTATTCGATGTGTGCCTCTAGATTGCTCCAGAATGTAGACGCCTGAGCCTGCTCAACCGTAGCATCAACGATGTACGTATCACCGCCCTTGTACTTCCAGTACGCATCTGTACCAGTACCGAGGGAACCATCTTCGTTCCAAGCGTAGTTTTCCATAAACTGAGTCTGAATAACAATCTTCATAATCTATCTCTCCAAGATAACTAAGTCACCGAAGTAACTATCAAACGTTAGTAAAAGGTCTTCGTAATCACCCGCAGTCATTTCAGAACATACGGTCTGCCAATCGTTACCAGTCTTATGAGATAACTGTCTGGCTAGTTGTAACAAGTAATACGAATTACCATCTGGGCCCGATAAGTCGATAATCAATTCCTTATCAGTCTTCTCCCTGATCACGACATTTGACCAGATTGAACCATTGCAACTCCCTGTTGACTGTACATAGAGTGAACAGCACGTGACTGCTCTTCAGTCAAATACTCGTAACGCTCTTTTTCGCCAGTCTCGACACTAATCAAAGCTTCTACAAACCACATAATATATTTCCTTTCATGAACTTACTATACTAATATAGTACATCTGTACCAGATTGTCAACCCCTAAAACAAATAATTTTGAATTTCTTCGTAAACGAAATCCGCATTCTCATTTATGGCGTCAAGTTGTTCTTCAGTAGCTGGCTCACCATCTACTAAGGCTTCTTCGATATAAGCATCGCAGAAGTCTGGATAGTCTTTCATATCCAAATCACCAATGTATTGTACATCAACTTTTGTAAAATCAATATTCATAATATAACTCACTTTCTTTATGTTATACTGTACTGTACAACACATTTTCGGAAATGTCAACCCCTAAAATGCACTATTTTCAAAAAAATTATCAACTACTTTATCCATTTCTCCGAATGGACCAATAGAGTTCTCCTCTTCTTGGGCATCTTGGATATCCATTAGATCGACTTTCAGTTCAGCTAACAGTACCTTAGTCTCATGAGGTATCGCACCTGGACGAATACTTTCTATAGTAGCGAAGGCATTCTGAGCGGCACTAATCGCCTGCATCTTCTGTTGAACGTTTTTCATTTTCATCTCCATTTCAATTTACTATGCTATGATAACAGGTTTGGCAGAAATGTCAACCCCTTTTTGAAAATATTTCACACATAAATTGATCTATTTCTTCAGTTGTCATGGTAGTACCAGATAACCTCTGGGCCGTAACTAACATCCTTTCTTTAGAGTACTCTTCCATTGCACACTCGAGGATACGTGCTTCTTCGATTGCCTCAATGATCTGGTCTACTAATTTTTCGCTCTTTGCCATAATATGACTCCCATAATACTTTTACACTTGAGAATGTGTGTGTCGGGTAATCCTCTAACCTATTACCTTCACGCACATCTTCTAACGAGATAAAGCTTTTGTATCTATGCTCTATCTTATCCCAATATTGTATCATACGATTGCGTAGCTTGTCAAGTACTTTCTCATCTAAGAGAGTTTCGCCTAATTCATCTTTTGCGTACATTGCCATAATGTACCAAGGTATTATTAGATTCATATCATCATCAACTATCTGTAGACAAGCATAACTAAGATTGTCTTTTGGATCGTCCATGTAGTTCCTTCTCTGAATTTCGTGTTTGTATAAATAAGATCGGGTGCGTGTTAGTACGTGTAAACAACGTAAGAGGCAAGTGTTTGAGAAATCATACCAGGAATAGCAGACGTAACATCAAGAATGTCCGTGGGGTTCGGGTCTGCCACGTATCAGTCCAGTAAAGAGGGTGATTATTCTAGCGAGTAGTCGCCTTTTTTATTGGGCTGATAAAAAACTCCCAACCCCATAAAACTAGGGCTCCAGCCCCCGAAACCATTACCAAGATTTAGCTGAGTGCATAACTCCCTTGCTTGTGTTTTATTACTAAACTTCTGCATAATCAGACTACTTCTTTTCTCCACTACCATGTGGATACTATTATCACTCTTGATAACATACGACATTACTTGAATCCCTCAAACTTAGGCTTAGACTTACCCTTGAAACTGAGGACAGTATCGCCATCATTTTCACTGCTCATTCTTTGACCAACGGGTGTCTTGTTCATCACTGGACTGTCATCCATAAGACCTTGTTGGGCACTCTCTTCAGCATCAAATAAACGCATCTTCGATCTGTCGATACCGACAACGAAACGCTTGTGAGCATTGGTATCGCCCCAACGATTTTTGAGTTGCTTGATCATCAACTGACCAAGGGATTCTAATTCTTCTGTAGAGATCAAACCAAACATAAAGTCAGCCGTTGCGGGTAGACCAAATGATTCTGAGGTGTCTTCTAAGTTCAAGTCAGAACTACTGAACCCAGTTCGATTAGTCTGAGTAGCAGACATGATAGGCACATTGAACTCAACAGCAAGACCACGTAACTCTTCTGCGATTGCTTTGATTAGTGTGTAAGAGTTTACACTACCACCCATGCGAATACGAGAAGACATACAGATGTTCAGATAATCGATGTAGATCATATCTGGCTTGAAATTACGTTTTAGTTTCAATTCGTTTAGCAGATGTCGGAAGTGATTAGAACCAGCACTAGCAGTTGGATATTCTTTTACGATCAACTTACCAGTAGACTTATTCTTCACACGACCGAGTCTTTTCTCGTAGACATCACGTGGTACTTCACGCAACTGGTCTACAGTCAAGTCTAATAGATTGGCATCGATACGCTCTGCAATACGTTCTTCTGCCATTTCCATTGTGATATAGAGTACATTCAATCCGGCAGTCAGATTGGCTGCCGCACAGTGGGTCATGAACAATGTCTTACCAACACCTGTACCTGCAAGCGCAACGCTGAGTGATTTACGTGACACACCACCTTTAGTGATAACGTTCATCAAATCCAGATCGAATGGAATCTTATCTTCTTTAGTGTGGTAGAAATTGTAACGTTCATCAGAATCATCTAAGTAATCGTGACCCACACTGTTATCAAAGGATACACCCAGAGCCTTCTCAAGAAGTTCTGGGATAGCACCCTTATCTAATTGTTTGTGATTACCATCTAGCACTAGAATGGACTCACGAACAGCATTATAGATGGCTTTGTCTTGACAGAACTTTTCAGTCTTGTCAACCAGCCAGTCGAGGTCAGTCTTATCGTCATACGATAAAGAATCAATCATATCATTGATTTGCTTGTATTGCTCCTCATTGATATTAGATTTCTCATCGATAGACACCTTCAATGCACCCTTGGTAGGAATACTATTGTAACTGTCTACGTACTGAGCGACCTCGACAAATACAGTCTGGTGTGACTGCTGGTCGAAATAATCATTTTGGAGAAACGGCAGAACCTTTCGTGCATATTCATCATTACTAATAAGTCCCGCTAAGATTGTTTCTTCGATCATTCCTCTTTTAGCTCCTCTAACAATTGCTGTATTTCGATTAGTTTTTCAACTAGTGCTTTGGTGTAATCAATGTCTTGGACACTAGCTGTGTCCAATTCAATTTCAAGCTTCAGTTTCACTTTCAACTTCCTCAATCTCATCGGAGATCAACGCACCGTTAGCCATACTGTATCGTTTACGAATAGCATCAGCTAAATCGGTTTTAGTCAACATCATCTTCCAGAAGTCACCGTTGACAGCAAACTCTTTCGCTCTCATAAGTTTATCTGAAAGTACCTCACCAGTACTTGGATTTACAGCCTCGTACCAGCCCACTTTAGGTTTATTGATATAACCTAACTTCTCACTAATATCAAGTAGTCCAGACCACTTACTTATGCCACCCTCAAAGGTAACTGTAATCGGGATCTTAGACTTCTCACGCACATGACGTGATTTCTCGATATTGATGACAAAGTGATAACCTGCAATCTCGGTGCCTTCTTTCTCTTGTTGGCGACCAATGATCCAGATAGCATCTGAACTGTAGTAAGAACCAGTACCGCCAGACACGATGTCTTTAGGGAACATACCGATCTCTTTGTACGTGTGGTTGACACATACTAACGGGATGTCTTTTAGGTTCAAGTGTGGCGTGACGATACGGAACAAAGACTTCAATTGCTTTGCACGTGACATGTCTGCCACTGACTTACCATCCAGTGCATCATCTACTTCTTTCTTCGAAGCAAGGTTACCGATAGAGTCGATAATGATAACGACTTTCTCACCCTTGTCAATTTGGTTCAATTGAGTTGTAATATCA